TTCTGAACGGTCTAAACCGTATTGATTTACGTAAGTTCTAAACTCAAATAGAGCTTCTCCAGTACCAACTACACGAAAGTCAATATTAGAAAATTCTGCTATATCTCGAAGAACATCCAGTAAGTTTTCATACGCTCTACTTCCTGACCATGTATCTCCATCTCCAGAATTACCTTGAACACTAAATCCTGGAAGTAGTCCGGAAACTTCAACCCAATCGGTTATTGCAGGGTCTTCATTTAAATCAAATCTACGTACAGATCCTGCTGCTTGAAAACCACAATTTTCAAGAACATATTCCTTCATAACATTATCAGCAGGTCCTGACTTGTCTGCGTAAACAGTTCCGGCTTTGTAGGCTATACAAGTACGAGCTAATAAATCATTATACCCTACACCTTTGCTCTTGAAAACTTTTACTCCTTTTTTGCTAGTTTTCTTACTAGGAGTTCTATGAAATCCTTCAAATTCCAGATACCAGTCAAGATCACAACCAGGAACAGATCGCAAAATTTCAATTTGACTGTCTACTTCGAACATATCAAATCTAGGATCGCCGTCGTCTCTAAATCCTAGAGAATAGTAATCTACACCATTCGCTGAGAGACCAAAGTCAAGTGACTCCCAATTATCAAACAGGGCAACTTTACTCCCGCTATGGTCTCTCAGTATTATTTGATATTTCGCTGCTATAGAGTCGACCATTAGGATATCGAATCATACTCTAGCATGAAACCTTGGATATAGCAATGATCATTTAGCGTATCATTCACATGTGTTGCATCTCTAGTCATGTGGAAGTGCATGTAATCGTTTGGACGTACAAAATCTGGAGTACCTAAGTCTAGCTCAGGACCGCAAATTATAGCACCTGCAACACCAAGAGCATGGACAGCTGGAAGACCTGCCATAGCGACATTATTGAAATCAGCCCATGTTTGAGAATTACACAATGCCATCTGCCATGGACCATAAAGGACAACCCATTGGGTCAAATAAATATTTCCAGTAGAGGCAGCATTAGGAACTATTAAAGGATTGACGGTTAGATTAGCATAGTAATCATTTGGAACAAACCATTCAGCCCATACGCTAGTAATTTGATTATCTGCCATGCGCCAACCATCATCATCCCATGCTGAACGCCCGACACCATCCGCAGCATCACGTACCGGAACTAATATTCTACGAGCAGGACCCCTCATTATGAACCGTCTTCGATCATACACAGAAGTTATAGCTCCAGCTGCGGCTGATATGTCTGCTAGTCTAATTTCCCAAGTTACTCCGTCAACTTGAGTAAGTGCTGGATATCCTACTCCTGCGGGTCCAATCATAGCCAATCTAACTTGTTGAGTAGCCCATGTCTTTCGAACAACTAGCGAGTACGCTCCGTTAGGAATAGCAAAATCAACACTAGCATCATTTTCATAGAACTTTCCATCAACCAATGCTCTTCCAGAAGCAACCCTAGCAGTATTTCCAGCAGGATTAGTAACTTCTAATTCATTTAGACCACCACCTATAACACCTTGATAGGTGCGGTCACGAGTGAATAACTTCCGCCAAATATCGCTAAATTCATCGTCAGAATATGGTGCTTCAGTAGCATCTCCAGTTATTGTTCCTCCCCAATAATAAGATATTTGTGCCATCAGATTTTCTCCTTTATATTCCTATATATCTTGTATTATACGATACGGTCACAGCAGTCGTACCTATCAAGGCTCCACCTCCAGTAACATTTATCGTATTTACTCCTCCAGTAGCTTCTGGCTCTGGAGCTATTCTAAAGGTCGCTAAATCACTATCTCCTGTTATTTGTCCGTACAAATTTCCATGTATACTACTGGTGACCAATTTATTGCCAAATTCCAAACTGATTGTAACAGTTTCTCCAACTGCTATGGTGCTGTCAAGTTTTATGCGCTCATTTATTGCGTCCTATAACATTAGTGTCAAAAATTAAACCTGAACCATCAGAACCGCTTTTAAAGTCGAAAGGAAATATCAAATCATCATGTAAAGTCAATACCCACGTAGCCGTCTCAGGTACAGGGTCATAAAATGTAGGGTCATGCGCAATAAATCTTAAAGTTTCTTCTATGCCCCATTCATCCCAAAAACTACTGGATGTTGGAGCAAAAATTGGACCTTTTTCAATGAACACATCAATCTGACGCATTGTGTTATTAGGTAACTTCTTACGTAATGATCCAGTGTTGAAAGTTCCTAAAAGTTGACGGTTAGGGCGAACATAGTTCAAAAGATCATCTCTAGCAGTCCAATAAGCAGCGCGACTGTCATTGTCTTTTCTATAGATCATCTGTATAATTCTCTTTTGCAATCTAAAGTCATAAACAGTTTCACCATGTTGAAGTGGACCCTGTTGAGATATATACTTCACAGGAGCCATTCCCATACCGGTTTGAGATACCAAAAATCTGCAAACATCGTTGAAATTATATACTAAACCGTCAGGAGTTATATAATCTGTAAATTCTGCTATTTTGGATCTAGGCATTATTATCTCCTAAAGGTAGACAGAGCAGCGGTCACATCAGAATATACATCTGCTTCAGATTGAGTGTCAGCATAACTTGCGGCTACATCAACATTTATACTATTATCCTGTGTACCTATTGATGTACCTCCGCCGATTGCTGATGCTGGAGCTACAATTACATTTTGAACTATTGGAGACGACTGTAATGCTGCCGTCAATGCTGTTGAAATAGCGTCCACAAAAGCTCCAGATGTAAGCTCTGATGTTAGAGTTCGTAATACAGGTACTGAGTCCAAATTATCATCAGGCTCAGGTGGCACATATCCTGGGTCTCCAGGTCCTGGTTCTTCTTCATCTCCACCTCCACTACCAAACTTTTCTACCATCCAATCCCACAACCATCCGAAAGCACTTCTAGCAATATCAGCAATAGCATCCGCTAATTCTTTTGCTTTTGACCATACACCGTCAATCAAAGCCTTCATCAAATCTTTTCCTGCTGCATACCATTCAACTACGGTAAGTTTGACAGCGGCGATTGCATCACCTATAGCGATCTTTATAGTTGCTACGAGACCGCCAGCACCGTCAATCATATTTTCAATACCTTCAATAAGTCTCTTTATCAAATCTTCACCCATAGTTTTCATTTCTTCAAACTTTTCAGGTATTTTGTCAATTACATCTTGCAACCATGTCGCAAACTTGGTTATTAATCCTTCTTCACCAAAAAACATGTCGTGCATACCTTGACCAAGATTGGTTATCCACTCTTTACCACCTTCCAAAAAGTCACTAGCGGCTTCGGTTACTTTTGCAATCATATCAGTAACCCATTGTCCTAGATCTTCCAACATAGTTGCAAATCCTGTAACAAATGCGTCAATCATATCGGTAATCAAATCTGGTATTATAGAATCACCAACTAATTCGTTGTATAAATTTACGAAAAAGTCAATTATACCGTCTATAAAACCCTTAAAGAATGAGATTATTACTCCAAATTGCGTTTTAAAATATCCTTTCAAAAATGAAAATAGACCTTTTATAATCTTCTTCACCCCACTAACCATCCCCAAAAAAGCTTCTTTTACCTTTTCTGGTTCTCTGGTGAATAATCCAATAAAAAATTGAATAAGATTAGAAATAAATTCTATAATTCCTTGAATAACCAATTTTGCACCCTCTATCATATTTCTAACCCCATCTATAAAAGTTGTTACATATCCAATTACCCCTCGTATAAAGCCTATAAGTCCAGTTATCCCTGCAACTATGGCAATAAATAAACCTCCAGCAAATACATTCAACAAAGTTTCTCCAACATCTTTAAAAATTTCGATCAAGGGTTCTAATTCTGGCTTAAGTTCTTCAAAAGCAATTTTTAACTCATCCCATGCTTCTTGCAAATCTTCCAATGCAGGACCCATAGTCCTTTTGATAGCTTCCCACAAAGATTTTATTTTGTCGCCAAACCCACCAATATTCTTTTTGAACAATATAAATGCAATTCCTAATCTTAGAACAATTCCAAGAATTACCCCTAAAGCAACACCAAATCCTAATAATACTCCTGAACTACTAACAGCAGTGACTATACCTCCCAAAGCAACCGATGTCTGCTCTATTGCAGGAACAATGAACGGTAGCATTGATAAAGTTCTAATAGCAATTCCTAAGGTTTCAAATACACCAGGATTTAACTGAAGTAATGCGAGTGATCCAGCAATACTAGCAAGAGCCAATGCCGCTGGAGGAAGCCATGTGGAAGCACTTTCTCCAAGATTAATTATAGAAGGTATAAATTCTTCTTTAATCCATTTCCATTTTTCTTGCAATCCTGGAATTAATTCTTCAGTAATATAATTTCCAAATTCGCGTAATCGTTCAACAATTTCAGGTCCATTATCTACCATATTCTGCGTTAGATCAGCAAAACCTTGACCCAAAGAATCAAGCACACCTAAAAATCCACCTAGTACAGATTCTCCAGTTTCTTTCAGCCCAAGAGCTTCTGCTAAATCTGACATAAACTGTTTTACAACTTCAATAATTGCAGGTCCATTCTCATCCCAGAAAACACGCAAATTTCCAAAACCAGTTTTGATATTTTCTACAAATCCATTTATGGTTGCTTCAACTTGTGCAAATGTATCGCTTTCAGTAAATTCTTTGAAGGCTTCTTTCCAGTCCCCAATCAATAGTCTAATTTCATCACCAACACCCTGGAAAGGTTCTTTCACGGCAAGCAAGAATTTCTCAAATTTTATGCGCAACTGAGCTGTCAAAGCATCTATAGCCGCTTCAATATCCTCACCGCTTTCGTTAATACTACCATCAAGATCACTCCAAAATTCATCCCACTCATCATCCTCAGGAGTAAGGTCGTCACCCCCACCACCAGCTCCTGCTTTCGCCGCTTCCTCAAGACGTGCAAGAAGCTCAAGTTGCTTCGCCCATAACTCATTAGTATCAGTTATTGCTTTCACAAGACCTTCTTGAGCAGCCACCTGTTCTTTGATAGCATCTAGTTGAGAATCTACCAAATCCTCAGCAGCTTGTTGCTGTCTATCAGCATTATCTTCTGCAGAATCAGCAATTTCTTCTGCTTCATTTAACTTGTCACGTGCTGCTTCCTCTTCAACATCTCTTGCTTTTTCGGTGTCTCGTATCTGTCGTTGAAGCAGTATTCTTTGACGTTCGGTCTCTAACCGTAACCGTTCTTCATTAGTTAATCGTTCATTTACAAGTGCATTCTCAATTTTATGCAATCTTGTAGAATCATCGTAAGTATCATTTAGAGCATCAAGTTGATTACGCAAATCAGTAAGCACATCATCATAATGTTCTGTTACTTCGTCAAGATGTCCTTGCGCTTCTGCTGCTGCTTCAGTTGCTGCGGCTTGGGCTTCCAAAGCATCTATGTAAGCAAACACACTATCACGAATAGCACCTTCAAAACCTTCAGCAGCTCTACGCATACTTTCTATATCAGTAACAATAGTGTCAAAGACTGTTACGCTGATATC